AACCTTAACACCGCAGATGCTACTGTTATTGACAAATACAATCAAGAAACAGTCGCTGAAGCTATGAAGGATCTTCACCTTAAGTACACGTCCGGTAGTAAGGATGGTAAGTTAGTCCCGCATGTTCCTTTCGAGAAGCTCACATACCTTAAACGCCGATTCCGCCGCGATCTCAAGAATGAGTTCGATGCAGGTGGTTGGGCGTGTCCTTTAGAAGAGCAAAGTTTTCTCTTTAGCTCGTACTTTACCAAGAATAAGCGTGCCGTTGCGGCCGACATTATTGACAAATTGGAGTTCGCACTATGCGAGTTGTGTCTCCATGAGCCAGAGAGGTGGGAGGTACGAGCCCCACAGATTTTTGAGGTTTTCAGATCCATGGGTTATGCGCCAAAGTATGGCTATTCCCGTGAGGCTTACGTCAAACTGATGATCCTCAAAAGTGATTTCTGGTATTGAGCCCACATACGGCTCTACTGTGTAAATAAGTGGTTTCTCCACGCAGTAGAGTGTCAGGATAGCTCTATCGCAGACTACTCAGTGAGAAGAGAAACCTTGTGAGCGTTATGGGAATAACCGCTCATGTACATAGTTTTCCCGCTAATACACAAAATGATAATATTCGAGATGTTGAAGAGGTCAGAGATATTGAATCTCTGTCTTTAAATGAAGACCATGTTATTGGTCTTACAAAGTTTTCCAACGAAGCCGTGTCTCACACGGTTGCCGATTCAGGTACGCCAGTTGTTCCTTTTGAAATTACTGATGATAAGTACCAGGATGTTAAGGAGTACTTTGCTAGACCGCGTTTGATTAGTAAAATAACTGCATCCACTACGCGTAGTAATATATACGCGTCTTTTGTTAGTGAACCAATTTCGAACTTTTGGCCCGCTGTTGCGGTCAATAGGCTTAATGGTGTTTACGGGTACCGTTGCACCATGAAGTTTACTTTGACTTTAGCAGCTACACCTTTTCAGCAAGGGCTTTCTTGCGTCGCGTTTCAGTATGGGACAGACGTGGATGATGGTACGGATAGGATTCCTTATAGGTTTAATTATATACCTTTGGTCACTAACCTGCCTCACGCTAGATTGAACTTTGCCGATAATACCATTGCTGAGTTGGACATACCTTATTTTAGTCCGTTCGAGTTCTTTGAGTATGCTAACAAAGTTGCTGGTGGTGGT